AGCAGGGATAACTTCTGCTTCATAGGTCGTACCCTTCGGGATAACGAATGAGGACGTGTGATCCGTACCCCCGCTCTTTTGCGGCGTGTATACGTGGATTGTCTGGTTGGCACTTTGCGTAATTGTTACATTTACATAAGTTACGGCTTCTTTCCATGCCGCATAAGTTGTGCCATTTTTCTCTACTCTTAAATGAGTTGCATTAGCGTCAGTAGTGCTTCCCAGTTTTACATACCCTTTCGTCCCGTCAACTTCGAGAGCAAGGTAAGGACTTCCGCCTACTTCTTCGGCTGTTGTATAAATATTACAGGTCTCTTCCGTTCCGCCTGTTTTGAGAATGTGAAGTTTTTTTGTAAATGTTCCCATCGTGTCCTCCTAGTCCACCCATACTTTTTTACCGTCAATATCCAACACGGTATCGTGGTCAAGCGCTTTCAGTTTATCCAACTCTGCGCTTACTTTTGCTAGCTCCTGCTCGTTCGCCTTCAGATCTGCATACAGGCGGTCGCGCTGAAGTTCGACGGTGTGCTTTTCTTCAGCAGTACATCCGCCTAACCAATGTATGATGGCGTTTTTTATTCTATCCATACTTTACCTCCGGGGATGGTTAAGGATGTGGATACCGTAACATTAGCGGCCGTTACTGTCCCTGTAAAGGTGGGGGATTCTTTCGGCGCATAAGTTTTTGAATCCTCATTTTTATCGATCGCGCTTTTAGCCCCCGCTTCGATAGCGGCAGCAAGTCCTACCACCTGGGAAACTTCCGTCTCTGGATGCGATGTTTCGTATTGCTTTGTCGTCTCGTTGTAAGACTGCCACGTTTCTTTTAATGCCATTGTTATACTCCTTTCGTCCACACGTCGGCGCCCTCCGGTTTGTCCTTGGAGGAAACAATGGACCAAACTGGTTTGTTTGTCCCATCTGCTTTCTTGATAATAAACTTCGGTCTTACTTTAATTGATTTGATTTCTTCGGCCATGTCCGCAACTTTAATCGTTGCTGTTTTCCCAGTTTTCTCGCGAATTGCGTTCCCTATGGCTTTAAGATTGGTATCTGATACTAACCCTTTCATGTTTCACCTAGAATTCTTTCTCATCGAAACTTTCGTAATCAGCAGCCGTGCCTGTCCCTGTAGCGAAAGTCCCGTCGGCTTGATAGAATGTCTTGCCTGCTTTGACGTCCGCTACTGTGGCGCTGGTATCTGAAATCTCGACGTACCTTGCTATACCTCCCGTTGCTGTGGGAATAATCACGGAAGGTACACCAGAATATGCAGCTCCGGCTATCTTCACGTCTTGTTTCATAGCGTCTCCTATTTGATGGTGAGTGCTTTAGTGATTCCGTCCTGTGTGACGGAAATCAATGAGAGTGAGAGTGCGCCGGTTATTTTTGAACCGTTTACATAGGCCGTCTTCCCTTTAATGATTTCTCCTGCGGTCGCTGTCCCATCTTTGGTTTCTACTACGCTGCTGGAGCCGCTCACTCCTAATACGGTGACACCCGCTTTGATATTTTCGGAAATCAGCTTGGCCTGCTCGGCTGCATCGATGATGACTGTACCAGCGCCGTCGTGATAGCCCGCCGGAATGATGTACTTTCCATCCTTGGTGCCAACAGATCCGGTGACTGCACCATTATTTGGCATGGAGCCGGTAACCAGGCCGCCTGCATTGTGACTTGTTTTCCCGACTAGAATGTCACCGGCGACTGCTGTGTCTGATGACGTGTCGTAGAAATCTGCATTCCCTTCGCCCTTGGCTAATGGGATGGATACTTTCGGCACGTTTTCGTAGGTCGCGCCGTTGATTTTTACACTTTTACTCATGTTCTTTCTCCTTATTCGACAATCAGTGCTTCTCCGTTGTAAGAAATTTTCCCGTAGTTCTGAGGGATCTTTCTGACAATCACTTTAGAAAGGCAGCCTCTCACGCCTTCGGGCGTGATGATCTGATCCTTGGCTGAAGGAATGACTTCTCTTTCCTGGTATGACATTTCTTCTCTGGATCCAAACGAGAGAAACTCTCCTTGGATCTGAGGTTCTGCGGTGAAGATTCCTTTAAGCGGTCCCATCAGAACGTCACCTCTTCGCAGATCTTCAGAATATGCGGAGGGATAATGGTTCTTACTGTCCCGTATTGCTTCGTAAGCTGCACGTCATAGCAGTATCTTCCGTATGGAAGGGCCTTCGTGTCTTCAGGCATGAGAGACAACATCCCGTTGGTGATTTCTTTTTGAAAAAGTGCTTTGCCGTCTGTTGTCTTTTTCTTGACGGTAAAAATGACTTTGTCTCCCTCTTCGAAGTTGTACTCTGTATCATCCATGTACGTGACTTTTAAAGGAAATACGGCAGTGTCTCCCCTTGTCAGGTACAGGTTGTTCTGTATGACTTTGTACATAGCTACCTCCTAGAATGATTTGTCATCAAATTCAAGGATCATGGAAATGGCGTCCTGAATTTTCTGTGAGGTTTCGTCTTTGGTGTAGTAGCGCTCAGGATCGAATCCAGCCGCTTCTTTAGCGATTTCCGAATAATGTTTTGCACTCTCTACCAATGTAAGAAGTTCCTCCTTGATATTCGTTCCGTAGGTATCAAGACTTTCCAGTAGTTTTCTGGTATAGTCCTTAAGATCCGTTTCGGATCCGTCTTCAAGTTCCATGACGAAGTCTTGCAGCTCTTTCTTCTTAACTTCGAAAATTTTCAAAGTTTCCTTGGCATTGATCTCGCTGGCTTCTGCATGATTGGCGCTCTGCGCTGCTGCATCTGCAGATTTCTTTGCCTGATCTATGTACTGCCCTATGGCATTCTGGTAGTCTTCGTTGACGAGCTTCCCGCCTCTCCAAACGATGACATTCCCCTCTTTGGGATAAGGGAAATTCGTACGGTAAGCATCCGGATCAGCCGATTCCGGGATCTGAATGGAGCGTTTCTGCTTCTCATTCAAGTCCTGGATGATCATGGTGATTTTGTCCAGTGCATCTTCGATGACATCGAACGGCCATACATTTCCTAATGAAGACTCTTGGTTAATCTTGATGCTGCGATAAATCAGAAGGCGCTCGCCATTCTGAAGGATTTGTGGCCTTTCTTCTTCTGGCTTTTCTTCCCCCGGAGGATAGCCTGGGAAATGAACCGTCCTTGATGTGTCGTCGATGAAGTAGTCTTCCTTGAGCTCTGTGGTTTCATTATCTTTGCTTACCCGCGCTACCGTAATATCTTTTTTGTCCAGGAAAGGGAACGATATGGGAAATGCGGTATTCGTCCCGTCCCCTTTGTACAGTACGCGGTTGACGCTTGTATTGATCATGTAATCCCTCCTTTCTAAATGAATCGCTGACACACTTCTACGGATGGCAACCAATCAGCCGATAATAAAATCGTTCGATCATTTTTTCTTCTCCTTGAGTGTTTTGTCCCAAAGTGATTTTCTAAACCAATCCCACATGGTGAACTCGGTATCGGTAGAGACCATTCGCATGAAGTTCCAGAAGGCGTCGGTGATGGTATCCGGGACGGGTATGGATGTCCTTGTGATGGCCTTGGTGGCTCCTCTCCCCATCTCGATCAGATCGCCTTTCTTGGCTGCTTTGAGAAAGTTTTCCATGTGCTTTAAGGTGTCGAAGAATGGAGCATCCGGAGCGGCGGACCCGAAGGATTTCCCGGTAAAGAAATCTACTGTCCACGGGACTGCTTCTCTTACAAGAGGGACGCCGCCAATGGGTCCGCCGGAGGCGATGACATGGAGGAATTTCTTCTTCCATTTATCTTCATCATCAGAGTCGTCCCCGATTTCTCGTAAGGTTGTTTCGACTAAAGCGCCTAGGATCCACCAATACCACGTGGCTGCGAGGAGCGGCTTCACGTCTCCCTTGTCGTATAAGGTGTACCCTGCGCGGATAAACTGGTTCGTGACAAGGTTCGTGTAGCTATAGAAGGTGGTCATCTGTGCAAGAATTCCGTTCTTTCTGGTAAAGCTGGTCTGGTCTTTGGTCTCGTTGGATCCGAAAGTCTCTCTCACAGCTTTATCTGCCAGTCTCACGGCTTCCGCGTCCATCTCTTCTCGGGTAAGTTTTCCATCGACTTCCATCGCGGCCATGGCGCGTCTATAAGTAAACAGCCACTCAGGCAAGGAAAACATTTCATCCGTTGCCTGGATCAGCCAGTAAGCTTTGGAGTTCAAGGCGTCCACACCATACTTTCCGTGTTCGATTTTGGATCTCAGCTCGGACTCGTTCTTCCCCACCGGCAATCTGTCCTGCATGTACATATCCCGATCGATGGTGGCCCCTCGGTCTCTCATCATAGTGGACTTGGTTTGAATAAATCGCCGCTGCTCTACGATGTTCCCATGAAAATAGAAATCTCCGACGGCCTTTAGGGCATTGGCTGCTCCCATCCGTTCCATCATGCCGGTGATGTTCCCGATGTTCAGCAAAGCCGTAGAAAATCTAAATCCCATCGTGGCAAAATTGAAACGTCGTCTGGCTCTCCCCAGGGTAGAATCCCATTCGCTCATGTCTTTAATGGAAGAGTGCCAGCAGTCCTTGGCCCATCCCTGCAGCAGAGAAAGGGTTTCCGGGCCTGCGGTGTTTTCGATCGCGGTGACGACTTCTTTCCTGTTGAGGAGTTTGTAGACGTCTACGGTGGCTTCTCTCATGGCGATGTGCTGCATGGCTTCGTTCACAGCTTCTACGTACACATCGAGGTCGAGGCGGAGCTTCTGCCCGCCGGAAGCTCCCGCACGTTGCTTGGTGCTCCCCATACCTAAGGAGAAGGAGGAAATGTTCTGCATGCCCATCTTTGCGATGTCTGTTGTTGAGAAGTTGCTTGTCTTCGTGCTGCTTAATGGATCGTACTTGATCCGGTAGTACTGGCCATGAATGATGCGTCCGGATTTCAGTGTGAAGTCTTCGCCCTTGACTTTCCCTAGGGGCGTGCCATAGAGATCGTTCTGGACTTTGTTTCTCTCTCCCCAATAGGAATTGAGGTGATCCCATACCTTCTCTACAAAGTCCCAGTCCTTATCAGTGAGGTTCTTATCCAGCATATCAAGGACGGTTTTCTCATCGGTGTTCAAGGTATCGCTCAACCATAATGTCTCTATGAGCCGTTCCCTGTTGGACTTGGTGCCAAAGTTTAAAGCCATGGCGAGGAGCTGCTCCTTGGTGTAGGAAACGGGTTTACCGCGCTCGTCGAGGCCTACGGTGTAGAGCTTCTTGCTTCGGATCGCCGTCCATTCTTTTCTGGAGTAGATCGCGAAATTCTTCCGGAAGGTGACTCTGGCTTCGCTCTTCAACTCTCTCAAGTGGGCGGCCGCCTTGTCTATGGGTTTATAGAAATACTCGGCAGCAGACTTTCCCAGTCGTTCGATCAGAATTTCAGGAAGTGTGATGTCCTTGATGAGGCTGTGGATTTTTGTCCCCAGCCTGTCTAGGTTAGTGGCAGTCTGGTTCTTGAGTCCCGGAGTGGCCACGCGGTGCGTCCAGTTATCTATAATCTCATCGTGGATCTTTTGTGCCGCGTCATCGAAAGAGGTGCCTAAGGTATTCCCCTCGTACTCTCTTCGGCCCAATTTGTAGACAGCCTTCATAACCTTAGCCATTTCTCGGAATTGGTCCATGGTGAGGTCTTTCAGCTTCATAGGACTTGAACCGTCGAAGGCGCTTCTCATCCATCCCGGGATGATGTCTTCGGCCATGTAGCGATCATCGTCCATAGCCTGCATCGGATTCATCTCTACGGCAAGCCAGCGCCAGTTGAATGGTCTCTCCTGCCCGTTCCCGTCAATAGGCAAGATGCCGTCTTTCTTCGTGAGCCCTAAGACGTATGCCATGTGCTGCACGAAGTAGCGTGCGTCGTCTTTCATCATGACGGGTTTATCGGTCCTTGAGATGCGGTTCAGAATGCCCAAGATCCCATAACGTTCCATTCCGTTTTCGTTGAGGAGGGAGGTGGTGACTTTCCCGCCGCCTCCGTGAAGGGTGCGGCGGATTTCTTCTTCGTTTGCCCGGGCGAACTTGGCCATGGTGAGGCACTGTGCCTGCTCTCGTTTCCAGTAGGCGGCGCCCTCCCAGTCATTCTTGGCGGCTGCTTTCATGGCGCGGGTTTCAGCAATCTGTGCCTTGTTTTCCCACCACCGCCAACTCGTGGCGTGGGAGAGTTTCTCGCCGCCTAATGTATTTCGGGCGTCCTCTTTGATTTCCCTCATGTCGAAGCGCATGGCGTCTCTGGACTCTTTGAGTCCGTCTACCATAGTCTGGAGTTGCACAGCAAGATCAGCAGCGGTGAGTTCTGCGTCTTTTGTGGTGCTGTCGGCCTTTGCTCTTTGGGCGCGTTCCTTCTCAAGCTCGGCTTCAAGGGCTCGCATGTTTCCTTCCAGAATGGTCTGTGATTCCTTTCTTGACTGGTTCTCGCCCTTGGCTGCTGCAGCTTCTGCTTTCGCTTTTTCAAGCTGCTCTTTTAGCAGCTTCTTCTGCTTCTCCAGCTTTGCGATCTTATCTTCCGACTTGGCAATCACATCTGTCTGCTTGTCGATCTCTGTTGTTTCTTTTTCGGAAACAAGTCCCAATCGCTTGCGAATTTCTCTCGCGGTCTTTTTCTTGTCTTTGGACCGTTTGAGTTCCATCTGCATAGAATTGACGAGATGGATATAAGCAGAAACCTTCTTTTCCAGCAACATAGCTTCGATGCGGGACTTCTTGGCCATGCCTTCCGGAGAGTGAAGAATTTCTTCGGCCATACCCCTGATGGCTTCCGGGGTCAATGCTTCTTCCCGATAGTGCTGCACCATTTCTTTGATGTGCTTGTTCCACCGTTCTTCCGTAGTGCCGCCAGCAGCTCTCAGCTTCTCTTTCAGATCTTTTTCTGTGAGCCCGGCCATTTGGAGAAATTCGTCACGGTCTTTCTTTGTAGGGAATGTGTCGGAGTTGTAAATGGTCTCGATCTGATAGATCTCATTCTCTTCTCCCAGAGACTCGATGAAGCTGGTTCTCTCTTCTTCAGAAGAAATGGAGGCTTTGAAGTTTTCGATGGCTTCTTCTCTCACCATATGAAGGTAGTAACTCATGGCTTTCTCCAGAGCTTTGTCCTTGACGCTCTCAGCCCATGCCTTGAGGTTGCCCAGTTCGGACTGGTTCACGTTGACGGTCTTGTCGATGGCTTCTAGCTTTCGTTGCGCTGCCCATGCGTTGATCTCGTCTTCCGTGGAAATCATGTGATCGAAGATGTCTTTGATCTCGGGCGTAAGTTCTACATTTCCCAAGCTCTTTGCGGTCTTGTAGATGTCGGTCAGCCATTTCTTGAACCGCCGGAATACGCCCTGCATCTCTTTGGTGGGTGCGCTGCCATCCATGAGGTATTTTTCGAAGCCTCGAGCGAAGCGTTCCTGCATCCAGCGTTCCATGGCACCGGCCTTCCCTGCTCTGATGTCTTCGGCATACTTTGTGAATTCCTTCTCTAAAATAGTCCCCTTGTATTCAGAGAGGTGATCTTCGGAAAAGACGGCCCATGAACGAATGGTAAAGAGATCACCCTGCATGCTCTTCAATGCAGCGCGTGCTTTCGCCGTATCCCCGTTGAAGTAGGTGGCGACATTCTCTTCGCTCATCTGACTCATGTTCTCGAGCATAGAAAGGAACATATGAGCGCCTTCATGGATGACTGTAGATTCATTCGCACCGTCGAAAAGCTCAATGACGTTGGCGTTTCTGTCGTAGGAGCCCTGGTATTTGTTTTGGAAATATACGTTCAGCTTCTGACCTAATTCTTTGGCCTTTGCTTCTCGGTCGCCTTCTACGTCCTGGTCATATTCACGGACCACGATACCTTGTGATTCCAGAAAGTTTACCGTTTCTTCCGGTGTCCCCTTCGGGATAACAGCGCCGGAGAATTCGTCGAACGTCACCTTCCTAGCTGGCTTGGCCTCGAAGTAGTCCGTCGTTGCCTTGTCCGCTTCCTTCAGAAAATCTTTGATGTGCTGGAGGAATTTCTTATCTTCCGGAAATCCGTGCAGATCTTTCTTCCCATCTCTCGTGTCCTTCATGAGCTCAGCCAGATCCATGTCTAAATCCATGCCGTAACTGCCGCGGAGCTCAGCTGCTTCGTCTATTAGGCGATTGTACATGTCTTCCGCTTTCTTGTACCTGGCAAGTTCTTTTTTGTTCGGCACAAGGAGCGATTCATGGTTTTTGATATCCCTAATTGACGTGAACTTTTTAGAAAGGAAAGCGAGCAAGCTGTTGAAGCCGTAGTTGATACCGCCCGGTCCTTCGTTGTTGGTACCGCGGTATTTTTTCATCAGCTTGACAATATTGTCAATGTTGAACGCGTATTTCTTCCCGTTGTCCCAAAGATACCTGTCTTTATAGAGACTATCGAATTCGGAACGGACGAACGCCGTGAATCTCTCTATGCCTGCTTCTTCGATGGTCTTGCGTAAATCCTTTACGAAATCTTGTCTGTCCACCTCTTTGTAGGGTTTCTTTTTCTTATCTTCCTCGTATGCAGAAAGCCGTAAAAGGAGCTCTTTTACTCCCTCCTCATTGATATGTCCGTTCGTTGTCCATTTAGCCAATACTCGCTTAGAACGTCCCACCAGCCCCTTTCCCATGGCGATATCCTGTCTCATTTCGTCAAAGTACGGTCGCGCCGCTTGGTCTACTTCCGAAAAATCGCCTTTCTTTACCTTAGAAGATTTAAGCGCATGAATAAGTTCTGGATACTCCTTGAAAAGCCTTTCACCTCTTACTGAAGGCGTGACTGTCCGCTCTTTTATCGGGATGTCTTTCTTTAAAACGTTCTTAACGTAGTAGTATTTAATTGCGATATTATTTTCCATTGCCGCAAGAGACTCTTCCCCATCGTAGAAGGAGAAGTTAATTTCGCCTACGTCAATACTATTCTTTTTGAGGAACTTTCTTGTCTCTTCGTACTTCTTGTGAAAAGTATCGATATTTATCTTCGCCGGTTCTTCATAATTCACCACCGGTTTTCTCACGGTATAGGCATCTCTGGAAAAGACTTCGTTCGCCCTAGACTTCCGTGGGTCTACCATGCCCTTATCCCCGATCAGCGTGATCTCCCCAAAGTCCCCGAATGGGATATCCCTCTTCGTGATGGCGAGGGACGGCATCGGGAGCCCGCCCAGCTTGATGGCTTCTCTCAATTTGCCAGTAGAAACATTGTGATAGACGACGAGGTCTTTGTCTGCCGCCGTCTGGTAGTAGGTGGGATTTTCGCTTTTCAGCTTGACAAGATCCTCCTCATTTGCTACATTAGGAGCAGATAAAAGGTTATCGACTTTTTCTTCGGGTATGGGCCAATTAGGGCTTCTCTGGAGAATTTCGTTGATAGCCTTTTTTCTATTGGCATAGAGCAAGTTTCCATTTTCTAATTGTCTGCCAAACCATTCGTAGGATGGCGCTCTCGACCTCTTCCCCGTTTTCCCGTATACGCTTGCTATCCGATTTACGATATACCGTCTTTCTGTATTCGTTGCCTTGAGTTCAAAAGGAACAACGATGGTCGCCCCGTTGTTATCTTTGAGGTCTACCACCACTACTCGGCGTTCCTCTCCGTTCGGTCCTGTATATGACTTAAAGATCATGATTGGATTTGTGAGCGCCCGCGGCAGCTGCTTCATAATCTCCGGTGTCATATCTCCTGCATGCTTTCCGTTCAGGATTTTCTCAAGATCTGTCTTTGCGATTTCTACAGGAAGGACTTCAGCTCCGGTTAGTTTCAGCACGAGCGGCGTTGTCATCACGCGAACCATGGACGACTTTTCTTTACCAGCCATGAAGCGATCTACGCTATCTGCGAAGGATTTCTCATCTGCGTCCAGCTGTCGCTCGGCCATGCCCTTCTTTGTCAACTTGCCCGATAGAACGTCATGGGCATATTCTTCAGCCATTTGGTGATAGGTGCTGCTCCCTTCGAAGTCGTTTACAACACTCGGCAAGACTTCTCCATTTCCCCCGATTTTATCGGTAGTTTCTTTGACTTTTGCCAGCCATTCCTGTATACTATGAGTAAAGAGAACTCCCTCAGACTGTACCCCGTTTTTGGAATCGGGACCCCCAGTCTGGGCGGGGTTCTTTTTTATTTCCGTAATGTCTCCATCATAGAAATACTTTCTCCCATTGGCCTCTTCTCTTACTACGATTCTTGCAAAGCATTCTTTTCCATCGAGCTTAATTTTCATCCCATAGTATCTGTATGAAACAGTGCTCTGATTTAGCTTTTTGACTCTGTCTGGATCTTTTGCATCTTCATACAGGAATACAGACTTGGCGATTAGCTCTTTTAGATTCGGTATGAGCTGCAGTGTGCTATTTTGAGCCGAATGCCTCACTAATTCTTTGGCAGCGCTGACCGGCATTCTAATGTATTCCCCATCTCGGTTTCTAATAACAGCAGGCTCGTCCCGCTTGCCGCCTGCTCTTGAGACAGGGAATAGGGCTCTATACAATTCTTTTGCGGCTTTTCCGATTTCTTTGGCAGATGCTCCTCTGAATGTTGTTCTATTGCACTCTACAGGTTTGCTCTGTATTAGTCTGTTGTATTTCTCTACCGTTCCCCAATTCCCAAACCATTTCTTGAAAGTTTCGCTATGGGCAATCAGCCACTGGTGCTCGGTCAGCTTTGTCGGTGTACCGTCTGGGGCTTTCATCCATTCATCAGTATTCCAGTATTTCTCTTTCACAAGCTGCAGTTCGTTCTCGATGGCGGACTGGTTCAGCTGATGCGCGGTCTCCGGACTGACTTCACCAGCAGCAATCATGGCCAATTTCAATGGCACGCCGTAGTTCTTATGGAAGTTCTCTGCGAGCTTTGCCAGGATTAAAGCGGAGTCTCTCGCGGCTTTGGTGACAGCGCCGTTTCCCGCTGCCTTGATTTCTTCAAGAAGCGGCTTGTAGGCTTCTTCATAGGTCTCGGGATCCAGTAGTGTCTGCGCGATGAGATCTTCTTTGTTTAAGGATTTCAGCGCCTCACTCACTCTCTCGATGGACTCGACTCTCTTCTTGGCTTCTTCGATCTCTGCAATGGCAGCTTTCGATTCGTCATCACCTTTATCATTCTCGGCAATGATTTTCTCTTGGGCAATATCGTAGAGTTCACGCTGGTTTGGTGCTCTTCCGTATGCCCCGTAAAAATCCTGATACCAATCTGGGTTCTTGGAAACTCTGAGATGTACCCTATCTTTCCCTTCCCCGACGTCGAACATATCGACGCCTTTTTCATTGGATGTGTTGGCGTCCTGCGTCTTTCTTCGTTCCATGTAGTCCTGGAGTTCTTTGACGCCGGTCAGCTTTCCCCATGTGTCTTTGGCTTCCTGGAGGATGGTCTTGCATGTGTCTTCGATATGATCCAAGCCGCCGGAAAGAATTTCTCTTGCGGTGTCTCTGTCTTCTCTTCCAATATCGGTATCATCGGAGAAGTGGTCGTTCAGGATTTTTTCTGATGCGGCCGCTTCTCTTTTTTCGCGTGTCATGGTGACAATGTCGATCATGTCTTTCATGCGCTGGCGTTCTTCCCGGATGGCATGGATCGTTTTTTCTCCTTTGTCCATAGTGGTGTAGTCGGAAAGGGCTTCATGGGTTTCAGGGGTGGCGGTCTGCATGTATTTCCCTGTCTCTACCTCTAAGGGCTTGCCGGTCTTGATGGCGTCATCTAATTCTTTAGCGGTGATCGTGCCATCTTCTACGAGCTTGTTTAAGGCATCGTGTGTCTTTTCATTTTCGGCCGCTGCGGAAGCGTCGATGTAAAGCGTGCCGGAGCCGGTATGATCGAGCTGGTTCTGCAGTGTCTTCCTGTAGGTTTCCGGTGCTTTTTTGTAAAGGGACGATTCGGAGCGGAGATCCATGAGTTTCTGCAGCATGGATCTTTCGTTCTCACGTTTGAATTCGATAACGGCGTCTTTCATTTCGGAGAGGCCAGTGATTCTCTTCATGGCTCTATGGGCCCCTGCACCTGCCAAAGCGGCACCGCCGATCGACATACCAACAACAGAAGGGACGGCTTCGATCATGGCGTCCAAGGCATTTCCCATCATCTCTCTTACGGGAACAGTTTCTTTCCCAAAGAGGTTCGTATCGATATCTGCAGAAAGAGACTGCAGGCCTTCTTCTGCGATCTCAGGCGCCGCCACTTTAGCGAACTGTTTCGCACCGTATCCAATGGCTTTCGCTCCTACGGCTGCTCTCCCTGCGCCGATCAGTTTCTTCATGGCGGCTTCGTTCTTGATGACGGCTTTGGCTGCGTCGCTCCCCCATACTTTGGCGATGCCCTTGAATGCGAGCTCCCATGCACCGGTTTCAATGGCTGCGTTGATCACACCAACTCTCTTGGCATGGCCAATGGCCTGCTCTCGGGTATAAACAGATTTCCCGTTTTTATCCTTTTGGGTACGCCAATCCCAATAGGCCTGTCCGGCTTCTGCTCTATAGGTTCCTGTGAAGACGGAAGCAGTGCCCAATGCAATGAGCCCTGTCAGTGCGGCCGCTCCTGTGACGGCTGCTCCTGCCACAGCGCCTGTGGCTCCTACGGCACCCGCTGCAGATGCAGCACCTAAGGTGGCAATCTGCGGCAGGTTTGTTTTGGTGGCAGCTAAGATAGGCTGCGCCAGTGGAGCGATCGGAGCGAGGATTTCTGCTGCGCCGCGCATGATCATATTCTTCTGCATGGAAAGCTGGGAAATGGTTTCCCCTACAATCTTGGCCACGTAGGAGTTCCCGATTTCTGCGTTATATGCTTTCTGCACATTCATGAGTCCCGGGATGGCTTTCTCTACTTCTTCATCGGAGATTTCACCGATGGAAGCTTTGTACATGAGCTCACTCTGTGCGTCGAGTGCCTGCCCGGCTTCGTAGGCGGTGCCCGCAAAATGGGTACCGGTGTCGTAGAGGTAGCCAATGACGTTAGAAAGATCGGTGAGCTTGCTTTCCGGCATGGTATAAACCGCCGCACCCTGCGCTGCTGCTTCTCGGCTCTTCAGGATATTGGTATAGTCCTTCAAAGCAATGGTAGTGGCCACGGGGTCTTCCGTGTCGAGTTCCGGGTAGAGTTCATTCAAGGTCTTGGCAGAAAATGGCTGGTTGTTCAGCGCGGCAGCATTCCTCTGTCTCTCATAGGTGGTGACAGCTGCCTTGTACATATCCGGATCGGAGGCGATAAGCTGAGGAGCAATGCCTAGCGCACTTCCTAATTTCTCAGACTGTTCGAGGCGGTTATCATCCGGTGCGCTGTTTCCGAAAAGGTTCTTGTATACGTCTGTGGATTTCACGAGGTCTTTGGCGGATTCCCACTGGGCTTCTACGGTGTCAGTGAAGCCGCCTAAGGGCAGGATCTCTCCATCCTTGACGGATTCCATATTATCCTTCTTGGCCTGCTGCTCTTCAGTCAGCTGAATGCCGCCAAACTCCGGTGTCGGTCTCACCTGGATGGGTGTGTAGTCCTTTGGCTTAATCCCATGCAGCACGCTTCCTAAAATTTCTTCGTCCATTGTGATTCCTCTCAAATATCGAATACGCTTAATTCTCCATTGGAAATCTGTCTCATCTGTTCATCAGATACCCACTTGGTCTCAGTCTTTCCGTTCCCGTAGTCCACGTCAATGTAGAAACCATTCGGATTTCCATCTTCGTCTACGGCCTGCGACGTTTCCCTGATGTGATCGTTGTAGGCCTGTGCTTTACTCATGGTTGGAGCTTCGTAGTCGTCCCCGAAAAGGTTTACACCGAAGATGTTAATCCCGCCGATTTTCGTTTTACCGGTGCTGTCGAGGCCTTCTTTCCCGATCACATCGTAGTAGATGGTGCGGAGTTCGTCATTATCAGGATCTCTCCCCTGCTCGTTTTTGAAATCCATGATTTCTCTCTTAATGAGCATTTTCGCTGTCGAGGTGACGGCAGAGGTATTGGTATAGCACATAGCCGCAATGGTGGCATCATCATCCGGGATCTTGATAGCAAAGGTTCCTACACCGTTGCCGCAGTCGATGACATCTTTCCGAATCTTGGCGTCCTGCTCGGCAGTGAGGTAGACCCCCTCTTCCTGCAGGTCTTTGATGGTGTTGTCGAGGTCTTCGATGGAATTGATTTTCGTCCCGATAAATCCTTCTAAGGCGTTGAACTGTTTCTCTTTGAGGCAGCCACTGGTATCAAGTCCTCTGCCTACATTGGCAGCCCTGTTCTGTGAATTTTCATAGGTTCTCTTTTGATTCATCAGACGGCCTAAGAGTGTGACGCCCGCCGAAGAGTCTTTCAGTAAGGGATCGTTGTTCACGATATCGTGAGCGTACTCATAGGCCTGCCCTGGTGTGGAGCCGTTCTGCTCCATTTCTAGGATTCCTTTGGTGATGTTCTGCACCTGACTCTGGATGTAGGCCACCTGGTTGGAGCGGATCTCTGCGTACCGCTGCTTTAAGGCAGCGTCGCTCTTGTCCTGCAGCTCGGCTCGTTCTTCATCTGACATGTCGCCAGGGGCTTCTCCTCTGGCTTCTGCCACGGATCCAAAGCCGATCGGTTTGCCGAACCATTCATTCCACTCGCCCATGCTCCCGATGTGAATACCGCCGGAGGAGTTTCTGGCCATGTACTGGCCGTTCCCTAAATAAATGCCGACGTGCTTTTCCCCGTCAATGAAGTCTCCGGGCTGTGGTTCATAGCCGTCGCCCGCTTCGTGGTAGGCGTCCCCGAAGTCGGAACCGTGCGTGATTGTCCCGTCGGGGAAAAGGCCGGTCTTGGCGTAGACATCAGCGGTCCATGAATCGCACTGGATGGTGGGATCTTTGGTAACGCTTCCCATCCACTGATCGCCTTCGGTGTAGTTGTTTCTGGCAAATTCCGCGATCTGATTTCCCGTGACGCTGCCTTTCCCTTGAGGGACCGGCGTCGGGTGGTCTTTCCTCCATGCATCCCGGAACTGTTCCCATGTCATGGTAGTGAGGTTCAGTCCGTTTCCTTTGACGTAGTCTTCGGCGCTGCTTTTAATTTCTCGCGTCATTTTCTTCTGAAGGAACTGGTCTTTGTAAGCCTTGAGTGTCGGTTCGTCTATTCCCTGTGATTTCATGTAGGCGATGGCGTTTAACCCCGCGCTGTAGTCGCCAGTGGTGAGATAGGACTGCATGATCTCTTTGGCTTTATCGTTCTTCAGTGCTTTCATTTTGACGTCAATAGCTGCGCTATCCATGCTGAGGCCTGCCAGAATGGCAGTGGTATTCTTCTCCCAGCTTCCGAAGTTCGTGATGAGGGAGTCGGGGTCTTTGACGGACTGGTTCACCATGTTGCTGGTCATCAAGGAAATCTGATTTCCTGCGTAGTCTTCCATCTGCTTTCGCTGGTACTTGTCGATCATGCGAAGGTTCGAGGTCTGTGACTGTGCTCTCTGTTCCCCGAAAGCTCGGACGGCATAATCAGAAGAGATACCATGATCCTGCAGGACCTGCTGATAAATCTTCTGTTCCTGGTCGGTGTAGTCTTTCTGCAGGTTCTCGGCAGCCTTGCCCTGATGGGTATTGAAAAGGCCGGTGTTCTCATCGTCCATAAGGGAATTGATACGCTGCTCGTAGTCGTTCTTGGCATCAAAGATTTTATCGTTCTGGCTCTTCAGCCACGCTTGACCGATGGTATCGGAAACAGCCCCTAAGGCTTTCCCCATCATATCCATCCCCGCGGTATTTCCTCCCATGCCATCGATGGTGGCGGTGCTTATGACTTTCCCCTGCAGGGTGTTCTTGTTGATATCCCCTGAAAATTGAGAGAGTTTCATGCTTTACCTCCCGATCTTGAAGCCACCGCCTAGCCATGAGTAGGGACTCTTGGTCAAGGAAAGTTTCTGCGGCTTGTACTGATTCATGGCATATACCTGATCTGTCATGGTCTCCGGCATTCCGCTCATAGCCGCCTGGTGGTGAAGTCCGCCGGAGGCTGACTGTTTAGCTGCCGTCGCATTCCCGTAGGTCTTGGCTACGCCGTAGATGGAAGCAGCGGTGGAAAGGAGGGTGCCAAACATGGCCTGCTTCCCCTGCTGTCTGGCGTTGTAGGCGGCAGCTCTTGCGTTGTTTGCCTGATTGATATAGTTCACTTGATTGATGTAGGCGCTCTTGGTGTCATTTCTCTGATTGCCTAAAAGATTCATGGATGAATTTCTCCATTCGTCAAGCGTGGCAGCGTCCATGTCCTGCACGGATCCGGAGCTTGTGAGGCCGCTTGCTCCTGCTTCTGCCGCATGCTGGCCAATGACCAATCGTCTTCTGGCGTCAAGCTGCTGCTGTTTCTGCAGATACTGGTCAGAAATCTGCTCTCTCTGTTTGTCTGCGATTCTCGCGTTCTGCTCTGCGGCTTCTGCCTGAGAATTGTAATAAGCAGACTGTGCTTTGGCCTGCTGATGAGCAGAGGCCATGGATGTGATGCCCTGCGCGGCGGAGAGGCCGATCAGGGCGGCGGATACGCTGCACATAGTTACTCCTTTAATGTGAAGCGGACGAAGGTTTTCCCGCCCGTTTCCACTTCTTCCCCAAAGGCGGCTCCCATCTTTTTAATGACGCGGAGGGCTTTGGTGTTGTCTTTGGAAATGTAATTGGTAAGGACTTTGTATTTCTTCAAGCTGTCCTTGATGTAGTCTTGCATGCAGGCGACCAGGGCTTTCTTGTGACGCTCGCACATAGTAGTTCCGAGCATCCAGATGGAGCATCCCTCCGGGCATAGGCCGATTCCGAAGGCAGCGAGCGGCATGTTCTCATGAACGGCACAGTAGGCTTCTATGGAAGTTGTCATGCTTTCATAGAGGCCGCCATAAGGCATGCGCCCCTGGGCTTCTAATTCTTTTCTGTCTTCTTTTCGCATGTTTCCCGCGAGGATCTGGGATAAAAGGTCGGCCATGGCAAGGCTGTCGATGGTGCGGATGTCCACGCCGTAGTAGCTGTTATTCACTGACGATCACTCCTCTGATCAATGCTGCCAGATAGAAGGGATAGGGATCGGAAGAGGTGATGATGACTCGCCCGTTCTTCTCTACGCCCTGATTGGGTATGGTGATTTCTTTATCTCCTGTGTACAGGAAGATCTTCTGGTTGGAGAGCTCCTCGTACTTGATGGTGTCATTTCTTCCTACGCCGTTTCCGATACTGCCGCCTAAGGTGTGCAGCAGTCTTAGGGAAACGGTGCGGACGTTTTTATATCTTCCCTGCATGGTGCCGTTCTGTGCCTGGATTTCTACGTTAGGCAGTTCGATGGTCATACGATATGGATATCCAATGATCATGTAGGAAACTTTGGTGGGAAGTGTCACTGTCCCTTCTTTGATTTCTACGTCTTCGAAGAATTTCCCGTCTGCCAATACGGAAACTGTCCCGGTGATCCAGTCGACTGACGCTGCATCGTCAGGCTCATCAAAGGTGAGGACTTTGGAGCAGTCGGTCATGATGTAGTCTTTCGGATCTTGGGAGTCTTTGTCTGTTCCCATCTTCTCGATATAGGTTTTACCGTTTCTTTCGACGGCGGTGTAGACTTCGTCGGTCTCTTCGGCTGCCACGGTGCAGACGGAAAGATACTTCCCTTTTGTGATGATGTGGGACCATGCATAGACTTTCTGATCATTGATGTAGGCGAGGCAGATGATTTCCCCGTCGGAACGGACGAAATACAGTCTGGAGTCGGGATCCTGCATGTAGGCAGCGTCTACGATGGTCTTTCCTCTCAAAAGGTGCTTGGCCAAAAGGGTAAGGTCCATGCCGTCGTAGGAATCGGTCTCGAAAGAGTAGGCCATGTCTCGCACGGTCTGGGACCGTTTCTGCACGTAGATCAGACGACTGCCGATGGAGATAGGTTCGACTTCCGTGCATCCGCGGAAGGTCTGCGCCTTGTTGGTGCATTTGGACGGTGTAACGGTGCTGCCGCCGGAAACGATCCATTCATTGGAGTCGGTCAAGACGAAGAGGTCGCTTGCCGGGCAGATGTGCTTGATCTCCGCCTGCTGACGGGAAATAAAGGAAAGGCAGATGGCGCTGTCGTCTGTCACGGTGCCGGAGGCTTTTTCGACGGAGAAATTGTTGTAGTCTCCAGTCTTGCTCATCCATAGGACGTATGGCTGCGTCTTCGTCCCGGCGAATATCAATCTATCTTGGAAGAATCCCACGGTCCTTGGATAGCCGTATTTTTCGTTCCATGGGCCGAAGGAGTAGCTGTCGACCTTCCCCGCCTGACCAATGACTTTTTTCACAAGGCAGGTGGCGCTGGTTGCTGAATTTACGGTTTCGATCTGAATGATGCCGGACTTGGTGTAGGCGGTCGATGTGAGGTCGGCTTTACCTGCAGTGGTGACAAGTCTCATTTTGACATTGTCTGCTTCATCGACGGTGCCGGATTCGCTGACGTTGTTGTCGTCATTCGATTTGTAGGTCCTGAAGTCTTTCCATTCGCCGCCATTCGTGGATTTCTGGATGACCACCTGTCCCGTCCATGTGCCATGGGTGATGATCTTCCATCCGTTTCCTACGGGTATGGGATCTGTGGTCATGGCCCCGCTGGCGGTGACGGACTTGGAGGCGATGTCCTGAGAAATCTTCATCCACATGCCTTTCATGTCCGCAGAGAAGAAGGGTTTATCCGAGGAGAGCGTGACTTCACCTGCGGTGCCGGAGATAGTCAGGGTAGGCTCATCCATGGATTTGACGGTCACCCATCCTGGATTTCCTTTGTTATAGCTTCCCTGTCCGCCATTGCCGTAGGAGATGCCTGCTTCACCCGCATGCCCCGTATATACGGTGTAGTGCCTGTGTGGCCTTCCTGTCGTTCTTCCTTTACCGGTGAATGTGCCCAGTTGTCCCCCGCCGCCCCCCTGCGCGGTGAGTCCGAAGGCGGTGGAATTTCCGCCGGAATTCCCCGGTGATCCTTTTTCTCCCCCGTCCCCTACGGTGATGGTGTAAGTGGTATTTTCTTTGCAGTAGACGGTTTGTGATACAGCAGCACCATTCCCGCCGATACCGCCGGCAGCTTCTACCGTACTTCCGTCCTCTTTGTATCTGCTGTCTCTGTAGTGGCTCACGGTATCGGCTCCGCCGCCACCGCCGCCCGCTACGGTCACGACATAGTTCCCTGTCTTGTGGCATTCCCATGCGTATGTTCCGGCTTTATTCCATATCTCGTCTACCACGTTGTTACTAACTGTTAAGGACTCATCGAAGTACTGACTATTCATCACCATTTCTTCGAAGCGCCAGTCGGTGTCAGAATAGTGTTTGAGCTGCATGACGGGATGGGCGCCGGAGGCGATGTACATGATGTCGGCGCTCTGGCAGGTGCGGAGCTTGGGAAGTTCGGATTCCTTGTAAGGGGTCACGATTTCCTGATTGGTAAATTTTCCGTCCTTCCAGATGCGGATATACCCTTCTCCTACTTCAAGGAGAAAGGCATGGTTCACAGTAGACTTGAATTCAATCAGACGAACTTTATTCTTCTTGGCCATGCCGCAATAGATCGATCCGGGTCTTTTGTATACAGCGCCATAAGGCCTGATATAGCAGTTCTCGGCCTGCAGTAAAGCGGCCTGGTATTTCTCCATGTCTATGCGGCTGGCGACTTCCGGGGAAACTTCGCCGGTCGCAAAGGATGACTGCATGAGATAGATGGTTTCTTTCATGGTTATCTCCTTGCGTCAAAGTACTTGGTTGGATAAGAAGGCTTGTGGTGGTTCTGGATCGCAGAGGTGTACATGGCCTGCTGGATGGCAATCTGATAGAGCTGGTACTGTGACTGTGCCATGTTCTGGCTGCCGCTTAATGGCATTGCAATGTGACTTGCTAATTTGTGGGCCAGGGCTTCGGCAAAGGAGGAGTCGAAAAGTTCAGCGTTTTCGATATCTGCGGTGTAGTCCATCCATGCATCTTCGATGTCTGCCATGATGATCCTCTGACTCTCGTTCATGAGGGCGATCTGAAACTCGTGATAGGTATCATCTTTGGCAGATTCATCCGTTTCAATGATGTCGCCGTTCTTGTTGTAGAGCTGGCGGACGATGAGGCATTTCTTTGGCAGTGCATAGGCAAATTCCCATTTCGGGACGGTGGTGTCTACTAAGGCAAGTTTTTCCGATCTTTCCGCGAAGCCCCAGCGGAATGAGGAAAGAAGGCTTTTTCTTGTCAGTTCGTAGTAGAGTTTGCACTGACGCGCTGCCTCGCTGTCTTCGTCGATGGAAGCGATCTGTCCCTGTCCGATTGAGGAGAGGGCGATGTTGCAGATATCTGTGCTGTACATGATTTCTCCTAGTGTTTTCTGATGAGATCGATGAGCTGTTTCTTGGTCTTTATGTCCCCTTTGATCTCTATGCCCTCTTTCCAGCAGAGGGCGCGGAGTTCATTGGGGGAAAGGTCTTCGAGCTTTCCTTTTCCGATCTCGTTAATATGTATCTCTTTCATTCAAGCTCGCTGTCCAGTGTGAGAGCGATGGTGCACTTGCCGCTGGTGGGGCCGGTGACGGAGATGCCGTAGAATTTCTTTGCGCCGTAGGGGACTTTGATGAATCCCTTCTGTGCGCCTACCGGGATGGTCAGTGTGCAGAGGGTGGCCGCACTATCAAGAGCAGCAGTGTCTGCCGTCTTCAATGTGATCACGGCGACCTCCGTAAGTGGAGAGGCGAATTTCGCTGCGAGAAAGAGTTCATCGCCTGCGTTTCCTCCCATGCCGTTTGCGATGACGTCCGGGGTGGTGGATACGTCTTTATCAAAAATGAATGCGTTTTCTTTGTCGTAGATCATGGTGTCCTCCTTATGCTTCGGTAATGAGTGGCTCGGTATCCTTCAGGGCGTCTTCCTTGTATACCGGGATGCCGAAGAGTGCGAGTACAGAAGTACCATTTGCGAAGTCCTGACGGGTAACGTGAACGTGGTTCTTGTCCATGAGGTAGGATTCGAGGAAGTCGTAGACTTTCTCGGATACGTAGATACCCAGCTTCATGTTTTCGCCCTGGATTCTTCTGAGGGAGTTCTTCGCATAAATGAGCTGATCCATGAAGCTCTTCTTCTGCGCGTCGGTGGCTTTAAGGAGAGTAGTGGTATCGATGTTCCTGACAGCTGCTACCATGCGAGGATCCGCCACCATCAGGCCCGGCTTCCATGTGAAGAGAGATTCAAGTGCCTGATAGGAGCCGCCTTCTGCGTCTTCTACGGTGCGTTCTCCGAGGTCTCTCATCTTAAGGCCTGCGTAACCGTACTTCGGGTAAATGCCAGAGACGTTGTTGCTCCATCCGATAAGCCAGACGGAGGAAAGGGCGCCGCTGGTCTTGCCGCCTGCGTCTCTGACCTGATAAGAATAGTCTCCTTTGTTCCCACCGAAGTGATTGTAGCGTTTCGCGAAGCCGTTGAATTCGTCGAGGTTCTCGTCGGAGTCGCCGTAGAAGATCATGCTGGCGACTTTTTCAGAGAAGCCTTCGATATGCGCGTCGTCTTCAGAGCGGCGGAATGCCTGCGGATCCGGTTCGAGCTGAAGGAGTTCGATGTCGACGCGGGAGCGGGCTTCCAAAATGCAGCAGGTGTCTCTTACCTGTTTGGTGCTGGACTTGGTCGGCTGCACGCCTTTATTGATGGCGCGGAGGGACGGTGTCGGGATGGAGGTGCGCTGCGTGGTCTGGTTACCGGTCGGCAGATTGCCCTGTTTCCACTTGATGTCGTCCATGATGGGGTTGGACTGTTTTAATACTTCGATGATGTGATCAATGATGCCATCCGGTGCCTGACGCTTTCGGAGGTCATTGAAATTGAGTGCAAGGTTTCCAATGGTTGCCATGGTTTATCTCCTTATCTTTTTAATGATTCCCAATCGGTATTGGGGTATGGATTGTCTTCTTTGGTGGCGGCTGCTGTATTGGTCTTGATTCCGCCGTCTTCGGAAATCAGATCGCCAAGGAGGGCGAATGCTTTCAGCATGGGAAGGGATGAGAATACAGCGGATCCTGCGAAGGAGTCTCGGATGCCGGGGATCTGCCTTTCAAGGTAGTTCATGAGGATCCCGGCTCTTGCGACGGTTGGTTCAAAGTCTTTGCCCAGTTCTTTCATGGCTGCAGCGGCGTTAGCATCTGCCTCTTCCTGCTGCGCCTTCTGGTAGGCTTCCCCGACTTTGCCCGCCCATTCATAGCCAAATTTAGCCAGTTCGTTTGCCTGGTCATTGGTGAGGTTCATGCCTCGTGCGAGCTCGCCGAAGGAGTCGGCGGTGTCCTGGTCGAGTTCCATTCCTTCTGGAAGGGATGCAGTAAAGTCATAGGTGTCCGGAGCACCTGTGGCTTTCCCTGCTCCTGATAACAGGGTGCCGCCGGATGGATTGCTTTCCCCCTGCGGTGTCTGCTGGTTCTGGTTTCCCTGGGCTTCTGCGCCCTGTGGGGTCTGCTGATTGTCTGTCGGTGTGTTCTGTGGTGTCTGCTGATCGGTTCCAGTGTTCATGTCATTGTTCTGGGTATCCATATTCAGTCCTCCTTGTTGAATATCCGGTTCTGCCGGATTTTGAAGTCTATGAAATCTTTGTCGATCTTTTGGATAGCCTTATGTCCTTCTTCGAGGCCTAGGGTATCAAGGATCAGGTTGGTGATTTCGATGCCGACTTCTCGTCTTCCTTCCCGGAAGTAGGTCTCGGCATTCCCTGTGTAGGAGCTGGTGTTGAGTCCGCTCATATTGAGGATCCTGGAAAGGATCCACCTTCCTTCTTCGGTCTTGACGACTTTCTGGATGGCGTCTTTGTCTTTGTCTTTCTGACACTGCTGAAAGTATTTCTGCCAGCGGGCGTCTCTGGAGTTTGGGTCTACAATGGCGTGTTTCATAATACGGATGGTCCTCCCGGCCCGTTTACACCTAAGAGATTCTGCAGGGCGGGGTTCCCGTTCTGCGCGGCGTCAGATAGGTTCTTGGCTGCCTGTGCGACAGGGGCCAGTGCCTGCGCCTGTGCAAGCTGTTTCTGCTCTTCTTCCTGCTGCATCATGGCTTGCTGTTCCTGCTGGATCAAAGCTATCGCTTCTTCGGTGCTTCTCTGCATGGCCGCCGGAGCGCCTAAGAGGTCGAAGTATTTCTTGACGGTGCCTAAGGGATCTACCATCTTCAGGGACTCTGGATAGAGCTGCGCCATTTGTCCTACGAAGGCGAGGGCTTGTTCAATGTTCACAAGGCCACTCATTTTCTGTGCCTGAGCAAGCGGAGAAATGTATTCAATCTTCACGTCGGCTTCGGAGAGTTCGGCTGCGAGCTCATCAGGGATGGGCGGGAAGATGTTGTTTCTCTCAAGGATGTTGTAGACTCGTTCGATGATGGGGGTTAAGAATTCATCCTGGAGTCTTTCGACGACAGGGCCTAATTGTTGCAGCTTTTCTTGCTGACGTTCCATGACTTCCCTCGCGGTCATCTGCGGCGTGTCGATGGATTCGAGCATGAGGAAGAGGTCGGCGCTATAGGTCCTCTTGATGGTGTCTTCCAGTCTCTGGATTTCCTGCGCCATCCACTGCAGGTTGGTCGGTGCCTGGAACAGGGGAACGACGCCTTGCCCTCCCATCTGCGTATTGGTGACAGTGACGCCGCCGGGATAGCAGTTGACGCCGCTCTGGTAGGTGGCTGCATCCGTGGTCAAAGGCGGCTTGACGGTAAGTTCAATCGCTGTCAAGAAGTCTTTCTTCATGATCTGCAGGGACTTGGCATCGCCTTCGGCGTACCATCCGGGCCCTTTCCCGTAGGAGTCGCTGCCCGTGACCTGGTATCTGGCCACCAATACAGGGCATTCTTCAAAGCCGCCGGTATAGAGGAAGCCGCCGTTTTCATTGGGGTCCTGCCCGTCTACCCAATAGAGGGAGACAAATGGCATGTCCTTATTCGATGGGCCGTTCCTTTTGCTGTCATTAGGCATGACGAGCCACCACACGTCGAAGGCCATATCATAGCGCCTTGATGGGGTGTTGAACGCGTCTTGTACGTTCCTTGGCAAATGGTCCTTCCCGAACTGCTGCACGATCTGGTCGGCATTCATTTTGATTTTCCGGGCAAAGGTGTTGATGCGGTTCCCTGCTGATGTGTCAATGTAGTAGGAACCAATGGTGAATGCCTGGAAGCGGACGCCGCTTTCTGGTGATGGGAATACAGCGATAGGCGCCTGCCCGAAAGGAAGCTCTGTGTAGCAGGCGTGGATGGTGTTGTAGAAGTTGGATCTGTGCAGCACGGCTTCTACGATGGCCTGCCGTTCGTCAAGAAGTCTTTCGGCTTCTATGTTTTCCTGATCCACGGAGAAACCGAACTTGAACCACTGCCGGGAAGGCGGTGTAAGCCCTGACATGATCCCCGCCGCGAAGGCCTGATTGGCGAGCCATGCGACGCCGTTGCTGATGGCGAGGTCGCGTCTTCTGCCTTTGTCTGTTTCGTCGTCAGTATCATCGAATTCTCCTAAGAAGGGGAGCTCGTAGTCTCTGATGGCTTTCCATCGTTCGATATAGGGGTTTCTTTTGTTCTTCAGGAGCTTGATCCGTGACAGGGCGGCGTGCTTGTCCGGTGCTCTAATGTTCTGTCCATCCGCCGGAAGGGCTTCCGGGGGCATGGCGCTGGCTAAGATGGTATTCATCCTAAGGTGTCCTTGCTTCCTGCATTACTCAGCAGGGTCGCAAGACGTGTAGCCGCGAACCCCTGCTTTTTCTTTCTCTTGCTGGCTTCGGTGTCACCGCTGTCGTCTGATACCTGGGAACTGGTTACGTCGGTGACGGTCGGATCGACTTTCTGCGCCGCCGGAACTTTGGGGGATTTAAATGGGTTTCCGCACATGGTGTCTCCTTTCAGAATAACTGGTAACTGGTGTTGGCCTTGCCGTTCCTTTTCCGATTGACGACGGGGACGGCAAAGGTCAGTGCTAAGGCGTCGGCGTCATTTGGCGACGGGATGCCATCTTTTTTCATTTCGTCTTTGGACCTGAGCTGAATGCGGCCGTCCATGGTGGGTTTGATTTCCACATGGGTGAGGTCGTCTATTAAAGTCTGGTCGGCTTCTATGGCACCGCCGGTCTGGAACCATTTCTTCATAGCGAACCACATGTAAGCACGCATGTTGACGCATGACGGATCGGGAGAGGAGCCCGCAAAGGAGATGAGGTTCCACGCTCTTCCCATGGTGGTGCCAGCGGAGTAGATGCCGGTGCCATATCCTAAATCGATGTTGACGGCTGCTGCGTGATACTGGTCTTCGAAACGGGCGATCATGTTGGCTATGGTCATGTCATTGGTATTCTTGAGGATCCTTGCCAGTTTCTTTGTGTAGAGCCCCTGACGCAGGTAGATGGAGGTGGCGTCTCCGCCGGACCATGCGGGGTCTACGCCTATGACGCAGGGGGCGAATTTGTATTGCCCTTCATGCAGGTTCCTTTGCGCTGCTTTCTTGACTAGGCCTAATGGGATGAACTGCAGGTCTGAGGCGTCCGGGAAGTCTCCGGTGACTCGGACTTTGAAGAAGTCACTATCCGCTCCGTAGGCTTCTTCCCACTGGGAAATCTTTGTCTTGTCTGAAAATCTGACGGATCTGGAATCTACCTGCATGGTGTGCCAGTATGGACGGAATTTGTGGAAGCAGTCGTAGAATCTTCCGGTGTTTCGTGTCGGGTTCCCGAAGGCGCACCAAAGTCTTTCTGTGTTGGCGTCGTTTAGCGCACCTTCCGCGACTTCCCAGATCTTATCGTCTATGGCAGAGGCTTCGTCGAAGATGAGGATGGTTCTATTTCCTTGATTATGCAAACCCGCAAAGGCTTCCGGGTTGGCCACGGACCACGGGATAGCGTCGATACGCCAGTTCTTTTCCTTGCCGTCTTCGGCTGCGAAGATGGAGGTGGCGGTGACTTTGAATAAATCTCTTGCAAGGAACATGGCATGCCACTTCATGAGTTCCGGCCATGTCTTCGTGAGGAGCTGTGTCTCGGTGTTGGCGGTGACGACGCCGCGGGTATTCTCGTGGGTGGAGATCGCCCATAGGATGAGCCAGGATACCAAAGCGGATTTCCCGATGCCGTGGCCTGAGGCGACGGCTTCCTGGATGACTTTGTCCGGGGATACGTTTTCGCCTATATGCCCCAGTATTTCCTTCTGCCAGGCTTCGGGGCCGTCCTGATGGATAAGGAGTCCTTCACCCCATGGGAAAGCCCAGTAGACGAAACTGAGGGGGTCTTTCGCCAGTCCGGCAAGGTCACTTACTATTTCGGTGTTCATTCACTCGCTCCCTCGCTTTCTTCAGCGCGTCTGTCATGCCTACGTTTCCGGAAAGCTCGACTTCCTGCTTATCTCTCCAGTCTTTCGGTTTTCGGTTCTTCAGCCAGAAGATCCCGGCTGTCGTATCCGGGGGCAGTTCTCTTTCCACGGTGCGCTCTGTTTCGGTTACTGTGCCGTCCGGGTTTTTGATTTTGGAAATGACTTTCTCCTTGACGGTGCAGCCGATCGCTTTTTTGAAGAGGGCATTCTCTACCCGGATATCGGCTATTGCCTTATTAGTATTTAGGGTGGCCGATATGGCCGGAATCTTTTTCTTCCATTCCTTCAAGGTGGAGCGGGAAATGCCAATGTTGTGCGCTATGTCTTCGTCGGTCAGCCCGTTACGTGCCCACGCGCCTAACATCAAGAGATGATTCGGCTCTATCCACTTCTCCCATTTCCCTTTGGCCATGCTCTCACCCCCCCTAAAAACGCAAAAAAGGAGCCAGTATCTTTTATCGTTGCCCGCGAGATATATGCGGGTAAAAGGTACCGGCTCCTTACGGATGCCGAAAATCTGCTGGAGATTTCATAACTATCTTACGTTGGTTTGGAAGAATTGTCAAATTCTTCATCGTGGAAGTGTGTCACAATGCGCTTCATGGATATGTGCTTTCCGCGGCTGCGCATGAAGTATCTCACAAGGATCCCACGTTCTCCTGCTTCGAAGACTAGCGTCTTGCCCTGGCGTCTTTTGCGCAGTGATCTCTTCTTCACTGTTTCCGGGATATTCAGTTTATTGAAATCTTTCCTTGCCAGGGCTTCCGCTCTCTCTTCGATGGTCATCTCTTGATTTCTTCTACCTCCCATCCTTCTTTGCGATAGCCGTTTAATTGCAGTAGGCTGATTTCATTTCCTCGGATTGATGTTCTTCCCCTTCAGAACGTCCACAGCCCACTCGACATACTGCAGCGCTTTTTCCATATCCTGGATCTCGTGCCCTTTGAATCGGGAACGCAGGATGTACTTCAGCGCATTCCCCTTGCAGAAACCATACATTTCTTGGGCGGTGAAGTACATCTGCATGATTTCGATTGGCTCAATGGCGCACTGGTTATAGTGCGCCTGAGCGGCAGCCATGCCTGACGCATCTCTGTGTTTCCTTAAACCATCACCAGCCAAATTTCTTTCCCCTTCATCGTTCATTTTCTCGCTCCCCATTCTTAATAAGAATCCCATCCTTTGATTTTGACTCCTGCTTCGTCCTGCAGGCACTTAGCCAGCTCCTGCAGGGTGACGTATCCCTCTTCATAGCACTTGTACTGCTCCATGCAGATGTCTACGAACTTTTCCACTCTGCCATCTTTCTTCATCAGGCTTCCGAATTTGTCATGGATGACCATAGCCGGAATAGCAAGCATCAAGTTAAAGGCAAACTCGCAGCCTTTCTTGGTGGCTTCTTGTTTCATTGCATTGACGTCTGACTGTTTGATGGAAACCATGGGATCCTTCTTTTTGACGCCTAGTCTTCTTCTTTCCTGCCTATTCATTTTGACACACTTTAATCTCCAGTTGAACCAATACCGCCTGTCCGTTCATTTTGGGCATCATCATTATCGGTAAATGAAATATGAAGAAAAACACCCTGCCCGATTTTATCCCCTTCATGGACTTCCAGCGTCTCGCTTCCGCTGTTCGTGAAGGCAAAGGCAATATTTCCATCGTTTGCCACATTCCCGTAGTAGTCTGAATCAATCACCCCTACAGAGTTCGGGATGGAAATGTGTTTTCTGAACCCCCACGAAGAGCGCTCAAACAGAAGAAGCACATTGTCTTTCGGCATCTTTGCTTTCACCCATGTCTTTACAAATACAGTCTGGCCTGCCCCAATGGAAAACGGGTACGGAGCAAAGAAATCGTAGCCGGCGCTTCCTGCGGTACTGCGAGAGGGAAGTTTCACGGGGAACGGACAATTCTTCACTTTTTCAAATTTAATCATAATATTTCTCCTTTCGTTTTAATCAGATTTCAGGTTCCACTTATGGATTTTCTTCAATCATTCCCCTTTACCTAAAATGGTATGTCTTCCTGCGGTCCTTTCTCAGGGAACATGCTCTCTTCTCGCTGCTCCGGTTTGGAAGGGCCGAACTGGTTAAACCCGCCGGAATTGTTTCCATAGCCATTGGAAGCACCGCCGGATCCCTTGCTATATCCACCGGAATAGCTTCCGCCGGATGACGCTTTTCCTTCTCCCCATTTCGGATCAGCTACGATGTCTGCTACGACTTCCATGATCCAGTGTCTCTGACCGCTGTCGTCATCGTAGGATCTGGTATTCAGGCTGCCATGGACGTAGACGAAGGTTCCTTTCTTGCAGAAGTTGGCCACTCTTTCCGCGATGGCTCCCCAGGCAACGACATTGATCCATGCGGTCTGTTCTTTCTGCTCGCCATTCTGCGAAACATAGAGGCGACTGGAGGCGACGGTAAATGTGGCAACGGCTCTCCCTGTCTTGGTGGATCTGACGATCGGGTCTCTTGCGAGGTTCCCGGATATTTCTACGCTGTTCAATTCTTTCTACTTTCAATACAATTCAATTCAATCCAATTCGCAAAAAATCGAAAAAATCTATCATTCTTCATTTGCCCGCTCATTGCTTGACTCCTGCTCACCATCCTGGCTCGTTTTAAAAAGGTTTTGCTCTCTCCGCTCGCCGCTGATGTAAAGCGCCGCTTCATCATAGATTTTCTTCATGATGCGGAGCACGTTATCAGTCGGAGTGATGTCTTCGATCGTGCTGAACCGCTGCGTGGTAGGGCTGCCTTTGAGGCGGAACCGCCCGCCTAGCCGCACTCCTTTTAGCGCCCCGGATTTCTTATCCCGCTTTGGCACTACTTTCTCCACCGCGAAAATGGCCTGTACCGGTTTCTCGGGTCTATAGTCCCCTGCCATGTCGGTATAGTAAAGGCTCATCGCCGCCATAGCGGTTCTAAATTCTTCTCTCGGCTGCTCTTCACACGTGAACGTTTTCACACCATCCGCATCGACATAACTGATGGAAGCACTGCTGTTATTCAGCTGGATACTTTGGAATTGGATTTCTCCCGCCCACAGGTTTCTGCCCTCTTTACTCTCGAGCAGGTTTTGAATTTGGTTTCTTAAGCGCTTGTCTAGCTCTCTCGGATTCTCTTCTTCTGTCATTCTGCTTTCTCTCTTTCTTCGGCTTCTTTGAATACTTCTTCCCGGAAGTATCCGCTATGCAGGCTGAGATACCACCCGGTCCAAAATTCGATCTCGATTTTCCGTCTTTGCCCGATGGGTTCTCTCTTGCACCAGTAGAGATGATGCTGCGGGTGGTCTTTCCTTTTGGTTTCAAGTTTCTTGGCTTTGAAGGCTTTCCTTGTCCCCCGGAATGTTCTGCCTATGAATTTTTGAATGATCATGCGTGCATCGTGCTTTCTCATTCGATCCCCCATGTGACTCCCTTTTTCATGCATGTTTTGCAATATTTTTCTCCTCCTTTCGCTCGGAAGATGGCCCCGCATCCGGGACAGATCTTACTCATTTTTTCTCCCTCGCTTTTTCTTCTTGGGAATTTCTACATACCTTGCAATCTGCAGAGGATATCCCCACTCGGTGTAGGTGTTCGTGACATCTATCAGGGTGAAGCCATTTTTTGCCGTCGGTCTTTCTTTCCACTTTTTGGACTGGATCGTCTGATAGCGGACCTCTGGCTTCTTAAGATTTCTGGAAGCGACGTATCTCACTTTCTGCTTTCCTTCCCTTACGGTGATATTTGACTCTTTCGTGAAGTAAGCGGAAAGTTTCTTGGCGTCCCTTTCTTCTCCCTGATATTCGATGATGTCATAGGCGCTTAGTTTGGAGTGCCCCCATGCATTTCGAAGCTCCTGCTGTTCCAGGACTTTGTTTACAAGAATGTGATGATGAATTCTTTTCCCCTTGTATTCCGTGGTGTAGATATAGCGTAGTTCCTGTCCGGCTTTCTGGTAGCGTCTCCGAAGTCTCTTGATATAGTTTGTGAGATGGCGGATGGCCTCCTCGTAGTCTTTGGGTTCTTTGGCATAGGTCAGTGTGATGTATTGATCTCCCTGCTTGAAGTTGGTGAGAAGAATTTCTTCCAGATGCCTCACCGCTCTTCTCGCATTGACCTTGGCCACGGCTTCCGGGGTCTTGTTGCAATTTTTGATACGAGTCTTTTTGCCTCCCAGGCGGCAGGTGTAATACTTCTCTTCTACCCGCCCTCCCGGGTAGGTGAAAATACGTTTTCGGTACGGCATCGGTCCTCCAAATAATAGCCTTAACAAGGGGGCAAAGGGGACGGAAAATCCCCTTTGTGCCTTGCTTTTCTGGGCTTTTTATGAAGGGCGTGATATACTCTCATATAGGAAAACTTGAATTTATCTTTCACCCTTCGCCGCCTGTTCCCGCAGGCGGCTTTTTCGTGTACAAACATTTCCCATTGCTGGCCGCTGTCATTGGTACGTGGTATTCACACGTTTCACAATGTTCTTCACAGACGGCCGCTTTTTCATAAGGGCAATGGCAGGTGTGCTTCATACTCCTATGACATACAGGGCAGATGGTATTGTCTTCTCTTAGTATTTGAAGCCTGGTCTTTTCTCTGGCAAGCAGTTCTTCCGGATCTTCTTGATACGGGTAGCTTCTGCAGTCTGGTATAGGGCTGTCAAACTTGCTTCTCTTTCTTCGTGCCATGCCTTGACCTCCTTGCTCGCTAGATACTTCTGGGCGATTTTCTGCCATTCTTTATCCACACTCCCGAATCCGTTGTGGAATATGTAGAAGTGGGTCTTCGGGTCTAAGGTGATGAGGTTCTCTGCGATGTCTTCTCCGCCGGAAGCTACGGGAATAACATGGTGGACGTGGGTTCTCCCCATCGGACACGGGACTCCCAGCATTCTTTCATAGATATCCCAGAGGTCTCTATCCCGTAGGCGGACGATCTCGAAGAGCTTGTACCTCTTATTTCTCGACAGACGGATCATCTTCTGCCTCCGGCTTCCCTCTTTTGGAGATTCTTCTTACCATGCCCTCTTCAGCAGGCGGATCGTCTTCCGTCTCCTTTGGGATCAGGTCATCGAACTCTCGCGAGAGCCCCTTCTCATCGAATTCCTCTTTGACTTCGTTGATGAGATGCTGCGTCAGTTCTCTCAGAAGGAGGGTCCGTCTGGTATATGGGTTCTTTCCCAGTTCCCCAAAGGCTTCAATCACACGATAGGCACACACCACCAGAGTTGCTTCATTGTTGATGCCGATGCGCATTTCTCCCTTACCATCTTTTCCAATGAGCAGGATGCAGTCATCATATTCGGTTTCCTTTTTGATCTCTCCAATCTTTCTGTCGATGTATCCTTTGATCTCTTTCTCAGTCATTTCTACCCCTCATCTTCCTGCGAAGCTCGTTCCCCGGTCCTTTGTCCAGGGCTTCGTGAATCATCTGATCCAATGTCTTCTTGCAGTATCTTTCGCGGCAGTCCATGTGGGTCGGCACAAGGCGGCCGCCCATCTTTTCTATCATTTCTTTCCCTCGCGGTATGGGCTTCCCGCAGCGTGCGCAGTAGTAGATCATCAAAGTGCCCCCTTCTCGGTAAGGGCGATCAGCTCCTTCAGCATGGATGCGCGGTTTAGGTGCCACTCGGCAGCGGCGCTTTCTCCCAGCTCCATGTCACGCTTCGCGCGTACAATTTCCCGCTTTTCTAGCTCTTGGAATTTTTCTACAAGCTCTGCTTTCGTGTATGTGTCATGCACGTTCTTTCCTCCTTCCCGTAAACACCGGTGATGCCGGTAGCCCTTTCGATTTCTTTCAGGCTCTCTTTCAGGGCGCTGATATATCCTGCGTGCCAGAAGTAGTCTTTGACTCTTCCTTCGTGGTCTGCATTGTCCGCCCTAGCCTTGTTCTTCATAAAGCTGCCTTTTGATGTGCTTCATGAATTCGATAATGATTCCTTCGTCAATCATGTTTCTTCTCCAACATTCGGGCGATATGCTCCGCTGCCATGGAGGGATCCAGCCCGGTTTCTTTACAATATTCCTTGATGAGTGCGGCAGCTGCCATGATGATCCACTTGGGGTCTTTGTCTGACTGGTCAATGGACACATGACACAGCTGCTCTCCGATCATCCAGAGCTTAACCCAGCAGCCCCTCATTGACTTTCACCTCGATCTCGATGGTCGGCACGATGCCGTAGTTTGGATCTTTCGTATCGGTATCATTCCCATAAAGCCCGCTTACGATCAGCCCTTCGCCTTCTTCACTGGGCTCCAGATTCCCTTTGAATCCTTCATAGTATTCGTTTCCCTCTGTATCGAAGACGTAGATCCACTGGTCTTCCATGGGAATGAGTGCCAAGATATCGTTCAGCGTTGTCATTGTGCCACCGCCATAAGCAGGGTGTATGCAAGGACGCCAAGGGCCGCCGTCCCGTAGACGGCAAATCCGTGAAATACCTTTTTCCAGAAAGCATTCGCTGCCTTTTGCTTTTCTGCAGCGATGTTTTCCTGTTCCCGATCGCGGGCCTCCATCATTCGATGGACGACTTCTACCGCTTCTGCGCTTGTCATGATTTCCTCCTATCAGCCTTTCCATACAGCGATCCCCGCTGCGAATGCCAGGATCATGATGATGGCGAGCTCTGCCAGCATGCACTTTACCGTCCTCTTCATGGCTGCTCTCTGCTCTTTCATCTTCTCCTCAATGTCTCGGCATTGGCGGCGGAGCATGTCCGCTTTCAGGGCAAGCTCTCCTAATGTCTTTGCTTCTTCGTCTGTCAAAATGGTTCTCTCTCCTCTACATTGAGATCAATGTTCTCGATCTTCAGGTTATGCCGCAGGTACGTCCGGCATCCATCTAACACATTGACGGCTTCCTCGTAGGTGAGGTCACTGTCTACCAAAACATTCAGTACTTCCTTGACAGCTGTATTCCTTTTCTTCCTCCAGGCCTCGAAGGACCTTTCGAACTTCTCTGCCGTCTCGTTCATCTGCTTTTCCAATTCTTCCTTGTCCATGGCTTCTCCTTCACATTTCCTTCAGTCTCTTACAATTCAAGATTTCACGGATCGCGGTGATGATAGTATCTCCGCAGATGTTCACGCGTGCGAGCCCTCCGTCTCTGAAGTAGATCCATGCGACGTCCTCGCCTTCCTTGTTCTTCTCTACTTCGATATCGAAGATCTCTGCATCGCCCTCATTGAGGGCGCACACAAGCTGCATAAATGCGAGATTTCTTCTCGCTTCAAAGTCTCTTCTCTGTTCTTCTTGCAATTCTTCGTCTGTCATCTTTCCTCCGCACTCCTCCTTCCTGCTATACTGATAGGCAGAAAGGAGGTGAAAACAATGAATGATCTTGAAATGCAGGCGCACTTCGTGGCATTAGAGTGGCTGAAGCATCGCATAACTGTCGCAGGACCTTCTGCCCAAACGCCAGAAAGCTTCGCCGTTACATACCAGAGCGCCTATGATCGCATTCTCAAAGAGCTATCCCGACGTCCTAATACCACGGGTTCCCCTTATTCAACTCGTCGATAACGCCGTCGGTGAAAGGCGTCATTCCTGCAAGGCTGGCTGCTGCTCTCAGCACCTCATTCACCTGATCCACCGTGAACCCCTTTCCCGCTAACTGCAAGAGCAAGCTGCGCACGGTGGACTCTTTTCTTTCCATGAACTCTTCTTCTGTCATCTTTCCTCCACACTCCTCCTTCCTGCTATACTGATAGGCAGAAAGGAGGTGATACCTATGATTCTTCGTCGAAATATTTCTGGCATTATCGCCAGCGGTTATGAAGACGGACACCTGCAGGTGATTCTTCCCGGTCGCCGCCGCATTGAGTTTCTTGCAGACGTCCCTGAAGCAGAGCACTCCGCTATGCTTTCTTCTCCGAATCCACGTCGCTATCTTGACGATCTGTTGAGAAGGTATCGGCATAAGGATCCGGTTGAAACCCTCGGCTGATTTCCGCTTCCGGTATCCCATATCGCCCCGTCATGAGTTTCGCGCCGTCGTATCTTACTACGACTTCCGCTTCGTCCAGCCCATGAGATTCCTTCCTACGTTTTCTCATGTAGTCCATCAATGGCTGCACCGCCTTCTCGAAGTTTTGGAAATCCAGAAGGTCCTCTTTCTTATCTCTCTTGAGAAACTTCTTCGCCTCCAGCGCTATTGCGTCTGATGGGAAAAGGAACATATGATCTTCCTCGAATGGGATCCCCGCCGCGAGCAACTGCTCGCGGCATTTTTTGAATTCGTTCTCATCCACTCTTCTCACCTCAATTCATCATCTTCTTCACTCTTTCCATGGCGTCCGAAAGGAAATAGAACTGATCTTCATAGCCAGACACCTTCTTCTCCAGCTCGCGGATCCTTTTCTCGAGGCGCCTTCTTTCGAAAGGGCTCATGGGGCTCTCGTCCCCTTCCAGTCCTTCCGCCCTTTCGACGGAGGCTCGGGTGTACCATACGCCAGGGATGGCGATCGCCCTCTGGATCAACCCGTCTTTCTCTCGGCGGGCGATGGTGGAGGTGTCGCACCCCCATCGCTTGGCCACCTCTTTCTGGGATAGCAGATTCTCGCTGTGTGGCATGGCGTGCCTCCTATCTGCAAACTAGATTTAGATTCTAGTCGGTGGGTAAAAATTGATCATGTCAATCGGAATCGCATACGCTTCCGAAATCCTTTCTTGGTATACTGGGTTCACAAGCCATGGCTTTCTTTCCCATTTCATCAACGTATCTTTGCCTACACCAATCTTTTCCGCCGCCGCAATCAATACTAAATTGGCGTTTACTCGTGCCGCCTTTAACGAAATTTTGTATGGCTGTTCCATATGTCTGTCACCTCCTCTTTTGTTGTCTATTCATACTATAGTAGAATTTCTTCCTA